CCCCCCGGCCTAGTCTGGCGGCATGGCAGAAGATGCTCCATCCGCCGTCGCCGTCATCGACGCACAAATATCGTCATTCCTCGCCGATGCACGGCGCACGGCAGCGGATGGGCTTACATGGCAGGAGTTCGGAGAGTTGCTCATCGCTCTCCTGCACCTCGTCACAGACACGCTGGACAGGGCCAACACGCTGTCAGGACCGGATAAGAAAGCCATTGCGCTGACTGCCGTCGCTGCGTTGTTTGACACGACTGCCGGTCGCTGCGTGCCGCTTGCAGCGTGGCCCGCTTGGGCGTTCCTGCGACCCGTTCTGCGGGCGTTTGTGATGGCTCTCGCCAGCGGTGCTATTGAATCCATGCTTCATATCGTGAGGTCAAAGTGATCACAGCACTGCTTGTGGCTTTCGCCGTCTACGTCCTCGCCGGCCAGCAAATCACCGAGAAGGTGAAAGCGTTCATCGCTACGGCAAAGATGCCGACCATCGACGGCAAACACGTCGCCGCACTCGCCTTGGTCGTGGCTGCTGCGATTTCGTTCATGCCAAACCGCTCGAGCACGCCGACGCCGCAGCCTGTACCAGTGCCACCGGATGCGTTCAGCCTTCGTGGCAAGTTCATTGGCCCGACCGCGGCAGAAGATGCGGCGACGATGTCGGCGCTGTGCGGCGAGCTCGCCGAGTGCATTGAGTACGACGGAAAGCACGACCAGCGACTCAAGACCGGCGTGGCGTTTGACGACCTGCGAATTGCCGCCCGTGAGATGCGTTGCAAGGGCGAGTCAATCGGCGCTCGGCAGCCGCAGGTTCGTGACAGTGTCCACAAGTTCCTAGACGACGCTGTTGGCTCGTCTGGCGGTCCCGTGACGCCTGAGAGCCGGGCGGCGTGGGTGTCGGCTTTGCGTGACCTCGCGAGGGCTGCCGCCGATGTCACGAAGTGATCGATGGTCTGTCGGCGCTGTGTCGTTCGTCGTCGTCATGGCGATCCTCGGCGTGCTCGTCGAGCGTGCCACTCGCCGCACGGCTGACGCTATTGACGCAAGGTTCGGATACACGCCTGACCCTGTCGGGACGAGACAGTTTCTCGCCACGCTCGGTGACGAAAAGTATTTTTTCCAGGCGGGTGCCGAGGCGATGAAGGAAGCCAAGGGCGTCGATACGTTTCTGTATCGGCAACTCGACGCCGCGCACCGAGCACGCTACGGCAAGCCGTTCGTCGTGGGCAGGCAACTCATCGGTGATTGTACAAGCTGGGGCGGAATGCACGCTGTAGCGGTCGCTGATGCCGTCTCGTGGTCGCTTGGCAAACTGCCAGAGCCGCCGCTCCTGCCTGCGACTGAGCCACTGTACGGCGGCGCTCGCGTCGAAGCCCGAGGCAAGCCGGGTGATGGTTCCCAGCCATACGGCGGATTCTCCGATGGTGCCACGGGCTTCGGCGTTGCCAAGTTCCTCCGCGAGTACGGCGTGGTCTATCGCCAGAAGTATCCGACAGTTGATCTGACTGAGTATTCCGGCGAGCGTGCGAAGCAATACGGCGCCTACGGCTGCGGCGGCCAGGGCGACAACGGCAGGCTTGATGCCGAGGCGAAGAAGCACCCGCTGAAGCACGTCGTGGCTGTCCGCACTTGGGCAGAGCTGGCGGCAGCCATTGAGTCTGGCTACCCGGTGACGCTGGCAAGCTCACAGGGCTTCACTTCTACACGCAGTAAGGAGGGCATCTGCGAGGCATCTGGGGTATGGCAACACCAGATGTGTGCCATAGGAATCCGCCACAAGAAGAACGGCGCACCGGACGACTTGTGCCTCGTGCTCAATAGCTGGGGACCAAATTGGTGCGGCCCGAAAGAGAACAAGTTCCCGAGCGATCAGCCTGACGGTTCGTTTTGGGCACGCCGCAGCGTCATCGAGGGGATGCTTGAAGACGCATGGGCTATCGGCGATACGCAGGGCTTCAAATACAGAGACATTCACCACGGCAATTGGCTCGCCCCTGCACCACCCGAGACGCAGGCTCGCACGCCGTCGCCGGCTCGCCTCATCGCTGACGTCTACCAACTCGGACTCTAGGAGTTCCCTATGTCGATCGTCATGTGGCTCGTATTTGGTGCCGTTGCCGGCGGCCTCGCCAAGTGGATCTACCCTGGCAAGTGCCCGGATGGCTGGATGCCAACAATCGGACTTGGAATCATCGGCTCGCTGGCTGGCGGCCTGCCGTTTGGTGACGCTCCAGCCGGCCTGATCGGCAGCGTGATCGGCGCTGTCGTTGTCATGTTCATTTACTCGATCTGGAGTGACGACCGATGAGCAAAAGAGAAATCCAGACAGCCGTCGTCGTCGGCCTGGTCGCCGTGATGCTGACATGGTGGGCAGCGACATCGGATTACAGCCCGGTCAAGCCCGAGCCGCAGCGTCCCGTCCTGCGACTTCTCGCACGGCTCGCCAAGGCAGGGCTCTGGATGATGGCGTTCGCCGAGCCGCCACCAACCGAGCAGGCGTATGTGGTACACGCTCGCGTTGACGCCGATGGGCACAGAATTCTCAACCACGGGCAAGGGTGGTAATCATGTGGCAGTACATCCTCTCGGTACTGGCGGCCCTGTCCGCCGAACCCGGCCAGATAGACCGCGAGGCACCCAGAGCCTCGGCGGCGGTCTCGGCAGCGTACGCCACCACGGCACAGGAAAAGGCTCCACAGCCCAAGCCAGAGCCTCCCAAGCCCGGCTGCTGCACCGACTGCGGCGGGCGTGGCTACATCGTTCACGGCGACGGGCATCGCACGGCGTGCCCATGCCCGGCATCGTGCAAGTGCAAAAACCCGCCCGGCGCGTCGCTCACGCCTGTTTCATCTGCTCTGCCTGCGGGCGGGAGGTGACGGTGGGCGACGCGCCGGCTGGGATGCTGGCGCACTTGCGTGGCCGGCTCAGAGCAGAGATCGGTCCTCAAGCCGTCAAGGCTGGCAGGGCTTTTGATGAATTTGTAGACGCCATCTGCCGCTGCTGGAACTCGGAGCATTGGACACGGCTCGCACGGTCGCAGCCCGAGTCGCAGATCCTTGCCGTGATGGACGCCAAGGTACTGATTGCCAAGGTGCAGGAAGACGTCGAAGCCATGTGGGGCGACTCGCCAGAACTGCGGACGCTCTACGCTGACGTCGGACGCCAGGCTGTCGAGGTGTTCGCTCGCCTCTGGTTTGAGTCGATGGCAAACCGGACGTGGATGCGTCAGGCATGCAAGGAAGCCCGACGAACTTGACGTCTGTGCAACACTCACCGCATGGGCGAGGTACAGCGTTCGTTCGTCACCGATGATGATCTGCCGCCGGCGAAGGGCAAGCGACGCCGCATGCCCGAAAGGTTGACGCCACCCATGCGGAAGTTCTTGACCAAGCTGGCTCGCATCGGCGCTCGCGTCACTTGGTGCATCGAGTTGCTGTACGATCCCAGCAAGGGCGGGCAGGGCGAACTGCGAGACCGTGCCAAGGCTGGAGACCATACGCTTGTACTCGACACTGTCCGCGAGGTGGAATACCGGGCGTCGCAGCTGGCCGAGGACATTGAGGCGTTCATGGTGCCACCGGACAGGCTGCCATCTGAACCCGGCAAGCCAGCCAGGGTGGAAGCGATGGCACGGCGGCAGGCGGCGAAGCAGCACATCTTCGACTGATCGTATCGGCACACGTCGCTTTTCTGTCGTTTTTAGGATACGTCTCGGGGACGTGTCGCTCCACATAACATGACGGAACGTGCGACTAGGTGTGCAGTCTATCCAGCAGTTTGCGGAGCGTGGCACTAGGCTTACTGCCGATCAGTAGGTCAGCCGCGTGCGTCAACGCCTCACGCTCCTCGTCGGTGAGCGTGGGCCTTGCCGCTACCGAAAAGAGCAGATCGCATCGCGGACAACTTGCCGTATCCAGCCCGCTGCTAGCTTCGATCATTCTTTGATTGTGAGTTTCTTCGCACTCTGCGCACGCCTCAAAGTGCCTTGGATGAGTTTTCTCATGCGGTTTGCCGCAGTAAATGCAGTCTTTGCTTGGCCCTGTTTTCATTTCAGCCTCTCCAGCAGGGAACGGAGCGTGGCGGCAGAATGCTCTGACTCGGTGTCGTATTGCAACTCTAACCGCTCAAGCCCATGCTCGATGGCGTCTAGCTCCTCGTCAGTCAGCGTACACCTTTCCTGCACACTACCCTCGCTGGGTGTAGCGTGCGTGGCGAGTGTACGCAGCCGCTCAATCTCGGCGGCAGCTTCCTCCATCAACACGCTTGCCACCGGAACATGGACGAATCGCAACTTGCGAAGGCGTTCAACGATGTCAGTCATCTAACAGCCCCGGCCTTTCTCTGAGCATCTCGCGGATCTCCTCTAGGTGCCGCCGCGTTTCCTCGCTCGGCTCGCCGTGCTTGAGGATGCTGCGGCAGTATTGATCGACGCTGTAGAGCACATATTTTGCCTCGCGACCCTGCATGGCAGCGTTAAGTTCGGTCTGCTCGGCTGGCAGGCGGAAGCGGAGGATGACGTGGGGCATGGCGGCATTATGGCGAGGGCGTCAAGTGTGACGAAACCTAGGTCGTCGCGAATAAGAGCCGAGGTTTTGTCACAGCGTCACGGGACATGCAGCACGACCATCTCCAACTTCTGCTTGCCTTTCCACAGCGGTTTCTTGCACTCGTCGCACTTACTGTGCCACTCGTAGACCTGCTCGCTACAGTTCTCGCAAAAGTGCTCCATGCACTCTAGGACTCTTGCTACTGCAAACGCCTCTGATTGCGTCCGGCACTCCGCGACGGCGTTGAGTTTCTTGATAAACGTCAACTCGTCTCGTTGCGGCTTGCCCATGTCTTCGGCGTTGCCGTCGAAATCTAGCCACTTTGGAGCAATCAGCACCTCAACCTTGAAAGGGTCGATGACTCGATAGGACAGCCCGGCCTCAACTTCAATCGCAGGCTTTTGGCGAGCGCGGAACAAATTGGCAAAGAATCCCACAGACCACCCCTTTCAGGCAGCAGGACGAATTGGCAAACACTCTACGAAAACGCAGGGCTAGAAACTTTGTTGAGAATCACGCCGTTGGCGGCTCGTGCGGCTTGTCGATGTCTGGCAGGTAGTCAAGATTGCTTTCTCGCCCGGTGATCTCCTCATCGTAGTAGTGGTTTTCTGCCATCTCCTCGCTGCTGTGCCCCAGCTGCTTCTTCGCCGAGATCCCGGCCCGCTTGAGGTAGCTGGCCGTGGATTTGCGGATGGCATGAAACGGCTTGTACGGCACGCCGGCACAGCGGCACAGCACCCGCAACGAGGCGTAACACGACAGCATTTCCCGGTCGTCTAGCCAAGCCCATACGCGAGCCTCTGGCAGGCCTTTCTGCGCCGCCAGCATCTTGGACAGCTGCGGCGTGATCGGGCGTGTAATCGTCTCCCTGTGGCCTTTTCGAGTGGCTGCGAGGAACGTGAGCGTGTTCCGCTCGAGATCCACCTCCGACCAGCGGATCTGCATAATCGCGCCGATGCGTTCTCCGGTCTGGAAAAGTGCTTGGATTTTGGTCGTCCAATACCAGGCCGCTGGCTTGCCCGCTACAGCCCCTTTGCGTCGGCGGGCTGTCTCGACAAGCTTGGCAAGCTCCTCGGCCTTGTACGCCTTCGGGACGGGCTTTGGCACTCGCGGGCGGGCATAGTCTGGGA